ATAAGCCTTCACCCAGCGCCGGAATTCTCTTATGTCAATATTCATAAGATACTCAAGCGAAGTGTGGGTATTAAGGCTTAGACCCATTACTGTTTCATAATCCGCAGCTTCTCCGGCAAAAAATTTGTAATTTTCTCCTGTATTTCAGCGTAATCTGCAAGATCCATTTCCTGGATAACATCTTCAGGAAGACTCGTGACATTAGAAACTACCTTAATTTCATATTCAGATTCGGTAATAAAGTCCGGCTTCATAGTATCTTTTACCTTTGGTCTGCGGATAGATACTTCTGTGATTTCTGTGTCACCGTTTTTGACCGGGTATTTCAAAGTTATCTTTTCCATACGTTACTCCATGCCGAGGTTTTTTCTTACTTCTGCAAGATAGTCAGTCCCGTTTACTTTATAGATGTAGTTAAATTTATCGATCTCTATCTGCTCTTTTCCGCCCAGCTCTTTTTTAAAATAGATAAGTTCCCACTCCTGGGAAATATCCATAGCGGCAGATGTTTCAAGCTTGCCGCCGTCGATAGATTTGGGCGTCCCTTTTATGAAATATCTTAAAGGTATGTGCACATATTGACCGGATGCTTTATCAAACTTCTGTATTGAGCCTCGGATATCAAGTTCATGAAGCTTTGGAGCATTCAGGGCTTCGGCTTGTTTTTCAACAGTTCTCCATGTCATGCCGAGTGTCATTGAGCCGGTCAGGCCTGCGGTTGGACTGTCTATTTCTCCTGCAACACCTGCGCCTGAAACAGTGTCTGTCATAGCTTCTATAGCCGGCGGTGCTACATCAACAACCCCGAGAAGTTCTTTATTGTCATTGTAGGCTTTAAAGCCTGTTATTCTTTCTTGCATATCTCACCCCTTAACCGAACAGAGCCTGAAGATATTCAGGATCATATTCGAGCGTAAATTCTATCTGTCTGGCCGGACTTGGCGGTGTCACATACAAACGGAAACGAATTATACCGTTCATTATGTCAGTCACAGGATTCTCCTCTTCAAGGAAAGATATCCGCCCGCCGAGTATGATTTCCCTGGACGTAAGTCCGTTAAGCCAGAACTGAATACTGTCAACAATTGTGGCTATAAAGCGGCGCCTGATGGGAAAATCAACTCTTTGCCAATACGTCAGTACAATCGTGTTGCCTATCCATGAGAACATTCTTCTGATTGGGATAAAAGTGTCCTTCACGTCGGTTATGTCCGGATAAGCCGCTGTCCTGTTACCCCAGCATCCCCAGCCGTTCATGAAATTCAGCGCTGTAACAATGCCGTTTTCATTCAAATAGGTGGCCTCGTCGTTTGTCAGCCAGATTTCCGTGCCGCTGTATATCGCTCTGTCCATAACAAAGTTTTTGTTAGACGGAGAGACATAAGGCACGTCTTCATTGTCTGCATCGGTTGATGCCATAACACCGGCAACCTGTGTGCTCATCCATATCTCTTTGTCACCAAGTGCTGTCTTTGGCCAGCATAGTAACAGATCCTCATCTATAAGGCTGTTTTGCTGTTTGAAAGCAGGGATATCGGAATATTTTTCAACAGAAACATCCTGGATGTCTGCGATTGCAACACACCTGAACAAGCCGTTTATGTTTTCTGCTTTGGCCGCCATGAGCGCAGCAACGTCAACATTGTGAGACCATCCAGGAGCAAGCAGAGATCCGGGCACCATACGGAAACGTGTAAAAACTTCCGATACAAGCTCAAGGCCTGTCTTGACTCCTGTCGTTGCATCAATGCCGCCGATAATATCATCCTTGACTACTGCACTTGGATCCAGCTTCGAGTAAGATACTGTAATATCATTGGAAGCTATTGAGCCGGTGTCTATTTTTTTGATTTCTATATACCCGCCTGAATCAAAAGCTACTGTGTAGTCTGTGTTGAGCACATACGTTGTTGTTCCGCCGGAATCTTTAACAACAATAGTATCTTTAAGTATCCCCGTCTCGGGTATCGTAACCTTGCCATCGGCAAGAGTTACGGCGGAATCTGTAACATCTGTTTTGTGTGTAGCCGGATCAAGCACATTCACAAACACAACCGGTTTGCAACCATACATTACAAAATACACATACATCATTTCGCAAAGGGTATAGTTCGCATAATCATCAAGATATCCAAATTCTTCAACCGCGTCTTCGTAGCTATAACAAAGAACCGGCTTGTTTACATTTTCGGCCTTCCCCATATTTAATGGTGCTGTGCCGAAAACGACCGGCAGCGCCGAGCTAACTGATCTCGGCGGCAACAGGCTTGTGGCCTGCTCATAAATTCTTATACCGTGTCCCATCATTCACCTCTTATCGCTTCGAAAATGTCTCTCAAAGCACCTTTGTTTTGAAGTTCTCTGCGTGTAGCAGCAACCCTGCCAGGCGCAACAAAAAGCTGTCTGGATTCAGGCTTGTTTTCCTGAAGTTTTTTTGCTTCAGGCGTCAGTGATTTCAAAATCGTCCCATGCATCAGGCCTGGGAAAGATGGGCCGAGATACACGATTGCCTGTTTTTTTGTTACAGACGTCTTTTTTGTTACCGTTTCTTGTTCCTTTGTTTCCGAGCTTCTTAGGTTTGTTTTAGTAGCCACTGTCTTCCTCCATTAATTCTGGCATTTGTGAAACTGTTTCATACACCGGCTGTATTCCGCCCACAGCGTACTGAACAGCTTCTCTGCTGATTTTATCAACTCCCCACTTGATGCCGTTTCCGTCAAGGCGAAAAGCACCAATAGTGCGGTTTTTGTTTAATATCTCTCTTGTTCTGTCCACAATGCGCAAAACTTCAAACAGCGCTCCATCTTTCCCATAAACTTTTATCGAACTGTAAGCCCCGCAAAATATATTGACTGGTATCGACGTTGTCTCTAAATTATCCTCAGCTTCGCGCGGTGGCTCTATTACAATATACGGCCAGTCAGAGTCACTTATTCTCGGCGGCAGAGAATCAATATAAATTTGAGGCAGATGATCTTTGGCCAGGCTGTCTTTTTTCGAGAAATAAACTTCGCCTTTCTCGAATTCAGCTTTAAATAACTCCACAAGTGCTTCAAGCAAAGCCCATGTATTCATTTTTTGCCTCCGTGTTTATATCCTTCTGTCAGCTGATGTTTTAATTCCTTTTGGAATCGCATTGATATGTTAGGTGTTATCTCATCCAGCAGATCATTTGATCTTGCCATCTGAGGCACCGACATCCCTACTTGCTTGTATATCTTGTCTCTTGAGTCAGCTTTGCCTGTTGACCTACTTGACTGTCTTACGTATATATTCAGCCCTCTTACCGGGGCATCAGCTATAAAGCTACCAGGCAATTTATAGCGTTTTCCTTTCATATATTCGATCGTAAGCCCAATACTTGGAGCATCTGCACCACGGGTTATGCCTGCAGGTGAATGCTTGAAAAGGATAAGAGGCGGCCTTTTTGCTCTGCCTTTTTCGCCCAACTGTATCTTAAATTTCAAATCATTGTTATAAGGCCCGGTGGTTTTTACAGTCCCATACTCATCAAAAACTTTTTTGGGCGCCGTATATTTTTCTGCTATAGCGTTTTTCATATCCGACAGAAAACCTTTGCCAGCTCTTCTAATAGCCCTTTGTGCACTTTTTTTAACACGTTCGGGGAATGTCTTCATATACCCCTGTACCCAGTCGAGCGTTTCTGTGTCAAGCATCACATCCAATTCAATAGGTTCTTCCATGCTATATGGTGCTGGTTTTCTTTTAGACATTATCTTCCCTCTCCTTTAACAAGTGTTATTTCAAACATCGCTCCCAAGAGCTCTGCTTCTTTAATTATGTAGTACTCACCGTCAATCTCAACAAGCGACCCTACAACAGGAGGGATAGGCAAAACTTCTTCTTGCACAAAAATTTTATATCTTTTTTGCACAAGACCGTTTACGCTTATATCTTCAAGATTTTTTATGGGATCATAAACACTTTCAGAAATAATTTTCACATCTTTACCATCCCAGTTAACTGTTTCGGCAAATTCATCAAGATTTAACATATTTTCAGCATCTTGTGCAAAAATATCATTCAATTTCATTTTTTTGCTCTTCTTTTATCTATAGTACGCAAACCAAAGTATGCAGGCACAGCAATGTATATAAAGTCCCGAAGTCCTTCCGCATATATCTCCGGCACCTTGACCCCAAGCCCAGCAAGGATACCAAAAAGAGTAAAAGCAAGTAAGAGATATACAAGCGTTAAAGGTCGAATATTTTTTGTCAAAAAAGATTCACTTTCAGAGTCTGCAAGCCAGCGCCTGGTAACCTGCCGGTCAACACTTTGTTTATCCTCAAGAAGTATTTTCAGCTCTGTATTTTTCTGTTCCTGAAGTTCCTTTAATTTTTTTATACCTTCGGAACTCTGTGTTTCTTTTTCAAGATCCACACCGAGTATATCTTCAACTTTCTCCTTCCCTTTTTGAGCAACAGCTTCTCCAACGGTTTCCAGTCCGTTTGTTGCAAGCTTTGTGATCAGCGGGGCAACCGCTGCTGCTATAGTTCCAAACATTATCTCACCCCTGTTTTCAGCTGCTGGGAAAGTTCATTTGATCTACTTTCCCCTACATCTTCCCTTGCCCATTTCGAATCCAACATTTCAACCGATGCCGAGTCAAAATCCCCAGCTTCTATATATTTAAGTGTTTTTTTGAAACCCAAAAGAGCATTTATCCCCATATTAAAACACATGTTTATAAGTACATCTTGCCTTACTTCGTTTAATGCTTTAAAACATGGGATGTTATTTTCAATTTCTTTTCTGCATCGCTCTATATCATTTTTAAGCATAAATAGTGCTTCTTCTTTGCTTATCCCATTATCTTCTATGTTTCTCCCTACACCTATTGTAAGTTTCCCTTTTGGGCAGCGGTATGGGAATAAAGAGATCCCCTCGTGTCTTATCAGCTGTTGGATTAGCTCTTTCACTTATGTCCTCCTATTGTTCTTTCATCAATTTTTTTATATACTTTTCCAATTTCGTTCCCAAACCTTTCTTCAAATTTCTCAAAACGCCTGTTATTGTCTTCTTCATGCTTTATCAAATCAGCTTTTTTTACATAATTCTCAACAATATCAAGCTTTAGCTCATTTGTTATCCTAAATATGGAGTGCATATATTTCCAAATAGGAAACAACACAAGTGCTGCTATACTTGAAATTATCTGCAAAATCAGAAACACTTCATTCATAAAAACTCATACCCCTGCTTTTAAAAAGATTCCTTGAGCTCTTTTGCAAGCACTTCTATCAAATCTGCCTTGCCTCCCCCACTGGGGGCGGCTATTTTCATCTGTTTTAGATATGTTTTTAATTCATCGACAGTTAGCTTACTTAATTCTGTTTTAAGTTGCTCAAGTGTAAGATTTTCATAATCAAGTTCACGCACTTTTTCATCTTCCTTGCCAGAATATTTTGCTACAGCCCCATCTGAAAAAAGTTTTTGGAATTCAGTTTCATCAAGTAGAATTTCTGTGCCTGGAGGCTGAAATTCACCATTTATTTTCAGTGTATGCAGAGTCATTACTTTTATTGTTTTACTCATGTATCACCTCGTCATATTACTGTTGCCACAAGTACAGAGTCAGGACTTGTAAGAGCCGGCAAAGGAGCTGACTCCATCTTTAGCTCTATCCCCTTACCGTCGAGATCCTTGCGGTCAACAAACTTTTCTAATGCTGCCATACCGCCCGCATGCATGTTTTGAATCGCACCATGCAGAAGTCTATTATCTGCTGTTGAGTCACCCAAAAGAATTTTGTTCTCAGGCATTAGCGGTAAGCTTGTCTGAGTATCCTCATCGAGATACCATTCGTTATAGCTGTAAAGTCTTCCAAATTCGGGAATCGCCCCATGGTACACAACACCACCCCCAATTGGAGTCTGCTCAAGCTGAGCAATATTAAATCCGCTGGTAGAATAATGATCTTTTACAGACTGATTTGAAAAGAAATGTTTAATTACGTTAGCTCCGAGCACCAAAGTATCGGGAGTATAACCCCTTTTATTTAGAAGCCTACGAAAATTACGAAGATCATCTATCGGGTCAGATGCCGTGTCACTCCAGAGGTCTGTACCTGTCAAGGTTACTGTCAATTCAACATCTCTCTGATAGTCTATTTCATACTCAACGCCTTCCCCGGAAACAATAGTCTTACCTTCAACCAATGCTTGAGCAGCATAATATTCTTTTCTACGCTCAATACTGTCATCCAGTCTGGAAAGTTCTTTAGCGACTTTTCTTGCAAGACGCATTTCCGGGGTTATAGTATCTCCATATGGGTTTTCTCCAGCAAATCTTTTTGCCATATCCCGCGGTGTAATGATTGTTTTCGGGTGCAGGTATGGTGCCTTGAATGTTCTCTGCTCATACCCTTCTTTTTTGATAACGACACCATCAATTATAGGGGATACCACTGGAGCAAGCTTTCGCCCTCCAGCTTTTTCAATGTCAACCTCTATATATTCCGTATCCGCAGGTAGCTCTGGTTTAAAAAAAGTGTTTAGAAAAAAACTTCCTTTATAAACTCTTTGTTGTACAACACGGTTTAGTGTTCTTCTATCAAATACATCGACCATTTTTCACCTCATTTTGTTTTTCTAATTATTATTCCCCTCAAGTGCAGCGGGGACCTTATGCTGTCCACAGTGTGCCCTGCGCCTACAGTAAGGGATTCTTCTGCAAATTCACCTGTGATATACGCAGTAGCGATCACATCCCCTGCGCTTGCATCAACATCTTCGGCCAAAATCATTTTCGCGTCTTGTGAACCGTCTGTAGCAGCCGATTCGGATAAGACAGCCTTACCGGAAGCAGTAACAACTCCCAATACTGCACCACGTGCCAATATTTGTCCGCTGGCAACAACAATACTTTTTGCCTTAATTGGAAAATCACCTGCTATCAGGTTTTCTGGAATATACTCACTCATTTTTTCTTTCCTCCTACTACTTCTAACATGTAGTTTTCAAGATTTGCCTGAGCAGCCTGCTTATCATCTTCAGACCCTTTCACCGTTTTAGGTGCTTCTTGCTTTAATGTTGCCAGAATATCATTACCGGCTGTTTTCATTTTTTGCAGTACTTTTACCGCGGCTTCCGGGCCGGTTGTTTTGCCGTCATATTTCAATTCGGCAATCAAATCCTCTGCGCCGGCAATCAAAGCATCTTCAACAGCTTTGATTCTTTCTGTTTCTTCTTGTCTGCCTTCAGCTTTCAGGGCTTCGGCTATCTTCGGATATTTTGTTTTTACTGTTTCAATTGACAATTCCATTTCCTTTCCTTCTTCAGTGTTCAGCATATTAGTATCCTCCTTATTTTTTAGTTCTTTTATTAGCTCTTCCATATTTCCCAAACGATCAGCTAACCCTGATCTTACAGCACTTTTGCCTATCCGCACTCCGCCATGGTCCCCTGCTTTCACCACTTCTTCTTCTGTCATCCCTCTGTACTTTGCTACTCTTGAGATAAATATATCAGCCATTTCATCAACAAGAGACTGGATCTTCGTTCTTCCTTCTTCTGTCGAAAAATCAGGTCGCTTGTTCGGGCTTTTGCTTGAAACTATCTCGACTCTGTTTTCATCTTTGTTTGTAAAAAGAGTTGTTACAACGCCAATTGATCCAACTTCACCCATTGCGTCGATAATTATCTCATCCGCCGCGCTTGCTATAAAATACCCAGCACTTGCAGCAAGAGAGCCAACATAAGCTTTGATAGGTTTTGTCCCCCGGAAGTTATAGATTGTTTCAGATAGCTCATGCACCCCGGAAACTTGCCCCCCCGGGCTGTCAATGTCCAAAATTATAGCATTTACGTCTGGGTTCTCCACAGCAGCCCCCAGATCTTTTGCAAGCACTTCTATTGATGTTGCTCCGCATATATCAGTCAAAAGATTAGCATGCCTAAAGATAGGGCCTGTTACAGGTATAATGGCAATACCGTCCCGTACTGTTGTCTTTCTTGTATTCTTCAGTGGCTCTCCAGCCTTAAGTTGTACTGCATCAAAATTGTTATTCTTATGCAATAACACTATATTATACATTTTTTGAAGGGCATCGGCACGCATTGCCCACTGTTGGTTAAGTAATGTCAAAATCATTCAATCTCCTTCTCAAGCTTGTTTTCTCTTCTTTTTTTAATTTCAGCCCCCCGCTGTTCTGTTTTTTTCTCCCAGTCGCCGCCGGTAAGATTTGCAGTCTCTTCTTTCAGCGTTGATATACCTGTATCGATTCTTTCTTTAGCAGCTTTTATCTCTTTTAGTTCATCTATCATCCCCTTCGCGGGGCCTATCCAGTTAGCGGAGAGATAAGCTTTGCGCTTCATGGGGTCGGTAAAAAAACCAGGAGCGTCTATTCTCCCCTTTGCCACTGCTTCGTATAAAAATCTTTCATAAATAGGTTGGCAGAAATATGTTGCAAGCCAATTTCTCTTTGTTTTGAAAAATCTCCATGCCTCGTGCATAGCTGCCTGTGAAGCTGAAAAACTCGCCTGAAAATTCTTCATAAGAATTTCAAAAGGCACTCCAAGAGCTGCGCCAATTTGCTTTACAATTGCTAAAAAAAATGGCTCAAAAGCCTGATTTGGCCTGTCAAGGCCTGTTGGCTTCAGGGATTTTCCTTTTCCTGCAGAAATTATTGTCCCAGCGGAAAGGGAAAATTCCCGAGGTTCATCCTTTGTTTCAATGTCATCGTCAGGGAGTGCAGGTGGTATATCTTCGAGATCATCATCTTCAAGAAACGCAGTATACATACTTGAAATCACTGCGGCCATAAGCTCAGCGTCGGTAAAACGCTCAAGCTGTTTCAGAGCCTCTATCACAGGCACTAAATATGGTATCCCTCTCGACTGACCCGGGCGTTTTTTATCAAATAGATGCAGGACATTTCTTAATCCCATACTGTTAAAAGCGTCAACTGAGTCCCATTTTTGGTTTATACCAGAGATAGCTCCAGGGTGAGTATTTTGAAAATAATATTTTTTTGGAGCACCGTGTTCATCTTTTTCAATGCCTCCGGAAAGCTTTGATGTATTATATCTGAATCCCGGATTGCTGCACCTGTCAGCCTCAATAAGGTTTACGACAAGGTCATAGGGAGTCCCTCTTTCTATATATGTCAGGAGGCCAAAAACATCTCCATTTTCCAGAACTTGTCGAAAAGCAAGATCCTGGAGCCCATAGAAGTTCAAAGTACGCTCCGCATCGCAAGCTGTATTTTCAGCCCATAACCTAAATTCTCTTTCTGTTGTCCTTTCCCACTCTTTGGCCTGTTCATCAGTAAAGCCAAGTATCTTTTTGTCTATAGTGGCATCTAAGGTTAGTCCAGACCCTACAACACTGGTCTGTACTGTGTTTATTACCCCTGTTGCTACAGGGGCATTCCTTATAAGATCTCTTGATCTCTCACGAAGTATTGGCAAAACATTAAGGGAATCAGCGTCTGCATCCCCAGGGGATGTTTCCCACTGTTTTAAAGAAGGTTTAGATGTGGCGGCGGAATACGAAGCGCTGCGAAGGATAGACATTGACGCACGGGCTGTCATGCGTTTATATCCGGCACGGGGGCTAATCCAGCCGACTATTTTGTCTATGACGTTAAACTTAACATTCATCGGGGCACTACCTGATGCACTTTTATTCCGCCGCCGCGGGAGAGGGATGTGACTTTGTGCTGCCAATAATCTATATTTTTGCGGATTTCAGATGCATCGGCACGGGTCATTTTTCTATTTCCGATATAATACTCCTGACCGGTGCTAACAACTTTATCTGCCTCAAGCCAGAGATTCAGATGTTCAGTAGCCTGTTCAAGGGTAATTCCAGCCATATCTCACCTTCCTGAGGGAAATATGTACCCTTTTAGATTATTAGTCTAATAAAGATGAGAAAACTTAGAAAGATTGGAAAATTGTATAAAAATTAGAAAATAAAAACTTGTAAGGTTGTCCCCTGGATTATAGAATCTATAATATAGAAGGGTAATTTGTGGATATTGATATTGCTGAAATCAAAATAGGAGAAAGGGGAAAATATGAATTATATCGATCATTTGTTAGCAAATTTAAAAGTTGCAATAAAGTGTTTTGTATTAATGGTGTTTCATATATTGCATGGATTTATTCCATGCAAATATACCAGCCATAATTACTGGGAGAATAAAAAAGAATAGCGTTGTTTTCCTCTGCTATTATGATAAAGCCTGACCTTGGTTTGGATCCAGCTGATGGCCAGGCTTCCCGGAAAGATTTTGTTATTCTGTATTGTTATTCATACCTGTTGACTGTATTTCTCGTAAAACTCACCCAGATCATGATCACCGTTTTCCCCCATGACTTCTAATATCCTGGTTAGCTTTATCCAGCCCAGGTAGTTCTTTACGTTGGTAAAGAACTCTTCAAAATTTTCAGATTCACTTGCAATGTCTTTCATCCTTTCCAGCAATGTTACCTTTTGCGAAAATTCTTTCTGAGCAATATTTGTTTCGTTAAATACTTCGTTCATCATAATCTGCCTCCTATAAGCACTGAGCACAATCCTGAAGATATCCTGGCTCACAAGCAGGGGACGGTTCACAGCACGGCATCAAATCCCCCAGCCTGCACCCGCATTCATCTTTAAAAAGACCGTCAAATCCGTTTTCTCTTAAAAAATCTTCACATATCTCTTTTAAAGCCATTTACTCAACTCCTTCTTTTGGTTGGTTTTCCTGCCATCCTGGTGGAGCTATATAGATTCTGCCTTCAGGGGTGATCCAGTAGCACTCATTTGTCCTGTGCCGGACAAGAAATGTTTCTTTTTCAAAGCTTTCTATATATCCGATCCTGACAACAGAAAAACCGAGCGAACGATATTTCTCAACAATCTTTCTATACTTCTCAGCAATACGATCTTGATATTCTCTGTTTTTTTTTACCAGCATCTGTTGAATCCCAGATTGTCATAAGATCACCGGTAATCGGACATTTTTTTAAGAACATTCGATCCACCCGCAGATAATACATGTACCACACCCGCACACGTTTACTAATCTTGCCCCACATACAGGGCAACACATCCCTGCTATATAGCTCATAGTATTTTTCTCCTTTTTCATGAATTAGCTTGCCTGGCAGAACATTCAGCTTTGAATCTTTTATATGCCTCCATTGTTATTACTATCCCTCCGTTTTTGCCTGGTCTTTTTTCATATTCAATGTATCCTTCCGCTACCCAGCGGTACACAGTCTGCTGACTCACATCCTCCCTGTACGCAACGTCCTTTACTGTTAGTCTTTCTTCATCCATTTGCTCACCTCTTTATAAGTATTTTCGGCTTTATCTTTTTCGGTTCCTGCTTTTGTTCTTCATGCTGTTCAGCATCTGAGACTGGCATACCGCTTATTTTTTCTATCTGTTTCGCATATGTTTCAGCAGGAGCGCCGATTATGTGATACGCAGCCAGGTTATAGCATGTAAGATCGAAAACTTCGTTACGGTCCCGAAGCTTTACCCATTGCTTTACCATTTTTCCTGTCTTGTTTTTTTGACTGATACATTTTTCAGCTGTCAGCTGTAGAAAATACTCCTCATTGCAGGTGTCTTTTTTGAAATGCATATATCCGGGCTCACCGGGTTCCGAACTTATCCAGGTTGTTATAGTTTCTTTCAGTATATGTGTGCCGAGTGTAAACAGTATTGCTTTTTTGCTGCTTGTTTTACCCTCTTTAAGCATAGGCGCATCCGGATTTGATGCGCCCTGGATTGCATATACATGACGTTTTTTTCTTGGTTTTGTAAATGAGCTTACTTCCTCTGTCAGATAGCCGGCATCAATAACTGAGCATGTTATCCCGAAATCTCTACCGCAGAAATGCCTATAACGTGTATAATAGAGGAATATATCTAAATCCCTCCATACTTCTCCCCCCCGAGGATCCCCATAAAATATTTTTTTTTCAATTACCCAGCTTTCCCTATTTAGCCCCCATCCCATTACGAGTGTCTCAAGGCGGTTATGCTGCACATCTGTGGCACTGGTAAGAACACACACACCAGCTGGTAGAATATCATAATCTTCAACACGTTTTTTCAGATCATCTATTGAATGCTGCTCTATTTCCTGCAGGGGATCATATGGCAGCGCAAGCCAGCCGTTGTTGAACACACGCTTCTTTTCGATATCACCTTCGGAATCCTGGTATTTGTTATATATATCTGTAAATGAAATAAACGGACTGTAAAAAGAGCTGGATTTAAAACCTATATGCAGATCTGATCCTTCCTCAATCACTGGCTGCAGTTCAAGCCCGTCCGCTGTCAGCCATACCCCGGAATTTAGCATTTTTGGTTTATCGTTGTCATAAAGTTGAGAAGAGCAGTGCGGACACTCATAATACACACCGTCCTCTCCGGAGCGAATCTGAGAAAACATAAAAACAAACCTGCTGTTGCAGGCGGGGCAGATCACATATCTCTCGAAAATATAGTCTGCGGAATGGACGGCTGTCCAGATAGCGCCTTCTTCAATAGTTGGAGAGCTTGCACGCAATATCTTTGTATTGATCTGAGCTTTGAGCCTTTCTGTAACCAAAGATTCCGGATTTCCATGTCTGGGGATATCTTTATATTTATCAATTTCGTCTAAAAACAAGTATTTCACTGGTCTTGATGCAAGCCTATTCACGCTTGTCGCCCAGGCAAGATAGAGCATGCCACCCACGAAAGGGATGTTAAAAATATCTTTACGAACATCAGGCAATTCGCAACGTGTTCTCAAGATACCGTCCGCTGCATTCTCTATCATATCCTGCAGCCTCACTTTGCTGATAGATCTACAATCATCTTTTTCTGGCATTACTAGCATCATTGAGGCAGGCTTATTGTGAATCAAAAAGCCAATTGCGTTCAGTATAGTTTCTGTTTTTGCGTTTTGTGTACCGGATACCCAACTGACTTCAGACACATTCTCATGCACAAGAGTATCAAGTATGCCTGATGCATGTGGGAATACCTGGTTTTGCCACTTTCCAGTAATGCTTGATGTAACACTTGTCAGTACTCTGTATTTTTCCGCCCATTCGCTGCCACGCATATATGTTCTCGGCTGAGCAGCCATGGCTTCTGTCTCAAAATATTCTGTTATCATTTTAGCGACTCCAATTTTCTCGAATAGCTGGAAAGCATACTGTCAAACTTCGTTCGAAGTGTTTTTTTTATTTCTTCAGGGGTTAAGCCTGAAAGTACGACAGGCAATGTTGCCTCTATTTCCTCAAAAGCTCTTTTTATCTCTTCTATACGAGCTGCAAATTCTGCCCCAACGACATCTCGAGGGATAAGCTTGCCTTCTTTTTCAGCTATAAAAAGCCTTTCTTTTTCAAGTCGTATCTTTTTTAGTTCTAAATCAGCTCTTATTTTTTTGTCAGTTAAGCTTGCTTCCTTTTCCGGGGAGGATAGATACCGTTCAGCATATCTATTTACGTCATCTATTGTTATTCCAAAATTAGGATCATATTTTAATTTACCTTCATCTTTGTGTTGATACACTGTGCGCTTTGCTATCCCATATCCCAGATTCTTTAAATATTCGTATACTTCGCTTACGTTTTTAAAGTGTTCCTCTTCTGGAAAATGTATCTCCCAGAATTCGTTTATTGTATGTTCAAGATCATTTTTACATTTTGAAAAATATTTCAAATCGGATGTTTTTTTACTTTCTTTACATGTTTCCAATGCGGCTTTATACTCATAATACATGCTTTCAAGGATGCTGAGAGAATCATTATCCAGGACACCCTTAAGTCGTTCATATTTCTCAATCATAGTTCATCCTTCAGCCGCATCCGCCATAGCCTTACCGTCTCTCTGTCAATTCCCAGTATTTTTGCAATGTTAGTATCAGGCATATTTGTCTCGTAAAGCAGCATAAGCATCACAAGTGTTGAACAGCTAATCTTCATAGCTGAAAATTCTGTCCCTGTAGCCCAATTATACCTTTTTCCACATTTGCATTTTACAAAGCGGCCGCTATAAAGACGATTAATATCCAGGCAAGGCAACCCGCAAGCTGGACATACAATCTCCCCCTCATGGGTTTGTTCGGCAATAAACCGCCGGCAATTATATTCATTCATAAACCTTAATGGACTAAATTCTTTTAGAATATCTACTTTTCTCATTTGATTTCCCTTGCTTCTTTCTCTTTTACGATTTCCATGTCTATAAATTCAACTTTAGAGTCTAATTCAAAATATTTAATATTCTCATGTCTTTTGATTTTGTGTTTACCGAAATAGTTAGGCTCAAGCTTTCTTATGTCTGCCATTATGCGTTTAGCACTTTTATTAGATTCGAAAACATCCTCATAAGCTTTTATCAATACAGTCTGCAGTACCCTGTTGTTTTTAAACCCATTTTTAAGATCATTATACGTTATATAAGAATCATCTTTTAAGTCTTCGAAAAATAAAATATCTTTTTTCAAAATAGCTCTTATAAACATTACCGTCTGGCTATTTGTTGCATCAACGATAGCTGCTTTTTCAGGAGTCTCCAGAGCAGTATGATACATTTTCCAATCAACTTTCGTTTTTTTTAAAAATACAGCAAAATCCTCAAGTTCGGCGTTTATATCCTCTATGATATGCCGATAATTCCAGCCATTTTCAGCGAATGTTTTACCAGTACGTATTACCGTAAAACGTCTATCAGACGCCTCTATTTCTATTGGAAAAGGTTCGTTCGATGTTATCAATATATTTCCATATATCCTTACTTCTTTCGCGTCCTTGTGTTTTGTCTCTATTTGCACTTTGTCATCTGTCACAAGCTGTTTTAGAAAGTTTTTGATGCTTTTTCTTGCCTTCATATCGACTGCAATTTCGTTCAAGTTAAAAAAAAGTGTCTCCGCAACCCACCCTTTGAACTGAGAGTCAAGTCTGTCTGAATCCACAATAGCACAGTATTGCTCACCAAATAGCGGAGCCAGAATCTTGTTGAAAAACACACCTTTGCCAGAGCCTTGATCTCCTCGCATTAACAAGGAAACCTGGCTTTTCCTGAGTGTTTGAAAATAACCTGCAAGCCAGTTGATAACCCAGTCGTAATATGCAACATTGTCATTGCACAAATTCTGAATTAGTTTCAAAATTGTCTCCGGATATTTATATTCGTTCTTTGTTATCTTCATATATTTTGTTGGCCGGAATGCAGTTCTGTACCAGAGGTTGTTATGCCTATAGAACTCACTGTTACAAAATACAGTAAATCTTTCTTTTACGCTAAGCACCTCATTTACGTACACATCAGGGGGCTGAAAATTTTCACCCGATCCTGAACCCTGCCACAATTTTACTTTTTTTCTGTCCAGAAAATTGGCTATAGCCTGAGCCGCTTTTCTATCACTTTCAAATTTTATGATATCTTCTTCAACATGCGGTCTGTAAACGGTTGAGCCGTCGAAATCCTGCCAGAGCGCTCCCCCTTTTTCATATATTTCCAAAAGAGTTTCATTTTCTACACCGATGCGCATCCAATTATTTGTCTCAAATTTGCTATAATCTATATTTTCTCCTTCCTCTCGCAGCTCGTAATCTTTCAACTGCTGTACAGGAAGCATCTCTTTATTCAGCTCATATTTTTTAGGCATAAAATACTCGTTTCACATAGTTATCAACGATCTCTGCCAAATCTTCGTTTTTCTCATCACAATATCTTTTAAGCCTGTTTAAGGTGTTAATCTCCGGGCTGTCAGTTATTTCTTCTGGAGTTAACACACTCCAAGATTTATCTTTATACAAAAGTATCTTGTCGTTATGCAGCTCAATAACGTACTCATGTTTATCTCTTAGCGTCTTAAATTCTGCAAACATTAACCCCCCTCTTTGTGCATAAAATACACAACTCCACAGCCTTTACATGTCACTAGCAAATTGCCACTCTCTTTGCTACGACCAACAAAAGCAGACGGATTCCTATCCTCATGCGATGGGTCTGGACACCTACAGGGAACAGTTTCATCAACCTGTAAATATTCAAAATCACAAAATCGGTATGTGCCTTTCTTTGTTTCTATTGGTGTGTCTGGGGGCAATTCGTTTTTTTTCATCTTGCTGGATTCGAAATGGGAAAGGGAATCTTTCTTTTTTTTGCTGATTGACATGTATTGTTTATTTTTTTTCTTGCCTACTTCTTGATGGGACATCTTTTTCCAGTACCGAAAGTTTTCTATTAGTACCTCTGTTTCAAAAACTCTGCCTGTTTCTATATATCTGACCTCCTGGAAAGGATTAGGAAAATAGAAACGGGCACAATCTTTGCATTGCGAATCAATCGCGTTGCTTATGCCGGTTAGCTCAGCAAAATACACGTAAAACTCTGTGTACTCCCTGATCTCCACATTAAGGGGGGCTGATAGGGGAATTAAGAGCCGGTATCTTTCACATGCAGGCTTATCCCGCTTCACTTTCATATGGCTCTTGCTGGTAACTATCAGGCATGTGGACTGAAATGCATTAAATCGTTCTGCTGTCTCTTCAATCGGAGTTCCGTCATCAAAATCGAATATCAGCAGATTGCCTATTTGCTCCAGCTTGCCTGTAGTCCTGTAGCCGTCTTTATAGATACCGGCAGAGTAATTGAAACTTGCAGTCACCTCATGCAGGCGTCTGAACGGAATTTTTATCTTTTTAAACCCCTCGGTTATGTGTTTTCCGGCGGAAAGCATCAGCACGGCATACACCCCCGAATAATCTCTTTCACACTCACTCCCACGTTCACATCCGCTCCCCGAATCACAAATCACCCCCTCTGACGTTTCCGCCCTGCATAACCTTCACGGTGTTCGCTTTGATATAATCCAGCAGATCACTGTATTTGTACCTGACGGAATTTCCCATTCTGATATAAGGGATCTCACGCTTTTCATTACGCCATTTTCTCAGGGTAGGCACAGCAATGCCGGTCAGCTCGGAAACCTGTGATTCATTCAAGAGTGAGTTAGCATTGTATTTCTCAATATTTTTTAAAGACTCAGCTTGTAGGAAGACATTCCTCGTCAATTCTTTATCCACACCATCGAGCGCTTCCCTTATACTATACCGAACTGCCTCTGATATCGCTTTATTCACATCCATTTTTGCCCCCTATTTTTGTGTTTTTCCCCATCAATAATTTCTGTTAGATGCTGAACCATCTCCTCAGCGCAAAGGATCAATGGAGTTAGAGTCAGCAGTATCTCTCTTGCTTCTCTTTTCGAAAGATTTGTCCCCTCATCTGACTGTGGAGTTATTGAGTTGCTCACCGCTTCGACTGTTCCTCCAAAATCCTTTGATAGTTCAGAAAGCTGTTGCAATATATGAGCTCCACTGTGCCTTACTTCCGGCGAGCGCACAAAAACACCGCCGGCGATCTTGCATAGCATTGTCATTGTATCGTCCACGCGCTTGAGCTTTATCATCTTAAGAAAATTCTCTAAACTGGGAAGCGCCTGCCTTGGATAGTTATCTACAGTCTTTTTACTCAGCCCTATATGATCCCCGATATCTTTATGGCTTAACCCATGCACAAACCGGAGCTCGTACATAAGTTGCTGTGTTATCTTATACCCGTCTCCCATCTCGTCTCTCCCTTTTTATTTAGCCCCGTGTTCTTTTTACATGCTTCCAGCTCTCTTTTCAGGCTCTCGTTCTCTGCCTGCAGAGCTATAGCTCTTATCTGGTACTTTCTTAATTCGCTCTCCAGCCTCCGGTTGATAATCCTGATGTTATCTTCCGGGAGATGATTAAGAAATAACGTCATTTTCTCAGCTCCTGGCTTCAGTGTACTGACCTACCGGACAGATCCCGTGATAAAACGCCAGCACCTTCTTGCAGTTTTCCTCACCGCCTCTGAGATTCTGCATTATTTTGTTGAACATGGGATATTTAATACCGATTTTTTCTGCCAGCTGTTTTTGTGTCATAGAGTTTTCTATGCCGTAATTCCTTATTGTCTTTATGACTTCTCCCGAAATTGTTATTGACCTGGTGCCTGTTATCCTGGACTCGTATTCACTCGGTGCTCCGGCGTCTTGCTGATCTTTCATATTGCTTTTGAGCCTCTCGATATTTTCCCGCTGACTGAGCTTAGCCTGGATATATATTACCGGCTCAATTTTCAGCTCTATTACAAAGCTTCTTCTGCAGTCATCGCATCTGACTATCTCAAGCATATCTTCGGCTACAAAATTTATTTCTTTTACGCAGTAGGGACACTCAATATTTACATACATTTTCTCACCTCTTCTCTTTTTTCCTGGAGAATATCCAGTACAGCTTGTTCTACTTCCTCATTGTCGCCAAGGCCCGAAAAATATCTGCTTATTTCAGGGCGGCTAATACCTGAGCGGGCATGGATATCAGCCTGTCTTACTCCGTATTTCTGCAGCTCTTCAAGCCAGGCAATCCTCTTTTTCAGGTTGTCAAGCCTCCCCCTGATAGTTTTTGTTAAATCCTTTTTTCTCATTATTGTTTTTTCTCCTATTATTGTATTTTGTAGTACTTTTCTGAGCTAATACGGCTTACTTCTGATACGGAAAAGCGGGAGTCATACTCCCTGATTTTTGCCATCACAGCTTTTGAGGAAAGTGATGGATTGCACATGATTTGGTAAGCCTTAATTATATCGTTGCTCCGGATCTTGTTGTGATCAAAATCTCTGGTAATCGAATCGTAAAGGGTAGGGTGCTTCTCCTTTAAAGGCTCAAAATATTTGATATCTTTTGTGACAACGGCATTTACGAAATCAGCGGTTTCATCATTGGCACCGGTTTTTATGCGCATACCCACGGACTCAAGGCTCTGCACAATAGCCTGTCTCCGCTGCCAGCCCGGAAGCGACTGGGCGGAAAGCCTCACCTGCTTCAGGAATTCACATTTTGTAGGCAGGTCAGCATTGTCCACACGCTCGTATAATGAATACGATCCGGTCCTTCTGATCGACGGCAATACTTCCGATGTCACCCAGTCCTGGAAACGCTCAGCGCTTGGAAGCTTGGACCGTAACACAAGACGGTAAAAATCAGACTCAGGAATAATTGTCATTTCTTGATCACCGCCATTTGTAAGGGTGCCCCGTTTCAGGGCACCCTTACAATGTCTTAATATTGCGTTTTGTGGCTTCTCATAGCCAAGCGCTGCTGCAACATCTTTTGCCACAAACCACGGGTTACCATCAATGTCTACAATCCTTAGTTCACCGAACTGTTCGTTGTTAAATTTTACGATTTCCATTTTTGCCCCCTTTTCTTGTTTGCAGGTCATCTGCTCCTGTCTAGCCCCTACAAAGCTCTCCGTATCTGCTATACTTTAAATATTGCCAGTAACTCTATATCGTGCTATGTTTCCAATGTTGCTAATAATAATAATATCGCACAGTGGGATATATGTCAACAGAAAATACGCAATATGTGAAGAAAATATTATCACGTCTTAAAGAAGTTTACAATTTGAGGTATGACAGCGAATTGGCTAATCTTCTGGGCGTGAAGCAAAGTACGTTATCTACCTGGAAATCAAGAAACAATATTGACTATGATTTAATCTTTGCATTTTGCGAAAATATTAATATCGATTGGCTTCTTACAGGGGAGGGTGAGAAATACAAAAAAAAAGATAAGGACAAAGATGGAGAAATAACAAAACTCCCTGATATACCAGTTGAAAAAATAAAAATGTGGCTTGACGAATTCTGGGCAGGGGCTGATCCCAAGCAAAAAGCCTGGCTTGAAATCGAGTTTGAGCGACATTTCCCGGAATACCGCGAATGGCTCGAAAAAAAAGGACAGAACTCAAAACACAACGATACACCACCTCAAAGTTATAATAACACAGCATAAATAATTTACACTATTTTCTTGTACTTATTAGTTTTTCTTGCTTTTTATTTCCGGAATCCACAGCAGGGGTCTGCACCGTTTTTCTATTAAAAAACAACTTTACTTCCCAAATAATAACACATAACAATAAAGCCATTCAAAAAACCCTGGCTGTCAGCTCTGCAGACAGCTATAATATATCAATCAATATCTATGCTGCATAATATTCAGCAGATGAAACACGTCCGGATATCACAAAATCCATACCTATTTTTTATTGATTCTTGGTAGACCCTCATTGTTGTGTTCACAAATAAAAAACTATCAAATTCATACAATATAAATAAATATGTTAATTAGGAGTAATTTATT